GCTATTTCTCTAATAGAGATAACTATCATAACCTTAGGTTATATGCAAGAGGCGAGCAAAGCATTAAAAAATATAAAGATGAATTATCCATTAACGGTGATTTATCTTATCTAAATTTAGATTGGAAACCAGTACCTATTATTCCAAAGTTTGTGGATATAGTCGTTAACGGTATTGCTGAAAGAGCATACGGGCTAAAAGCATTTTCTGTAGATCCTATCGCTAGTAAAAAAAGAACTGACTATGTAGATGGCTTACTTAATGATATGCATGCCGCAGATTTTGCCAGCGAAATTGAAAAGACTTTAGGCGTTAATACATTAAACAACCCTAAAGAGGAAATACCAGAAACAGAAGAAGAATTAAATTTACATATGCAATTAAATTATAAGCAATCAATAGAATTAGCACAAGAGCAAGCTATTGATAATGTTTTTAATTTAAATAAATATGAGTTATTAAAGAAAAGATTAGATTACGACATTACAGTTTTAGGCATTGGATGCGTTAAGAATAGTTTTAATACTGCGGAAGGAATTAAATTAGAGTATGTTGATCCTTCTGATTTAATATATTCTTATACAGATTCTCCATATTTTGACGACTTATATTATATAGGCGAAGTTAGAAGAGTGAGTTTAATAGAATTAAAAAAGCAATTTCCAGAATTAACAAATGAGGATATTGAAGAAATTGAAGGAAAAGGAAATAGCTCATTACTATATAATCAAATTGGAGTAAATTCTTCTGATAAAAACTTTGTATATGTTCTATATTTTGAATACAAAACGTTTGAAAATCAAGTATATAAAATAAAAGAAACCACATCGGGTGCTGATAAAGCAATAAAAAAAGACGACGGGTTTAATCCGCCTAAGGATTCTAGAGCAAGATTTGAAAAAGTGAACAGGTCTATAGAGTGTCTATATGAGGGCGCAAAAATAGTTGGTCATGATAAATTATTAAAATGGCAAAAAGCTGTTAATATGACAAGGCCTAAATCTGATATTACTAAGGTACAGATGAGTTATAATATTGTTGCTCCTAGAATTTATAAAGGAAAAACCGAATCGTTAGTTAGCAGAATGACATCATTTGCGGATATGATTCAAATTACTCATTTAAAGCTTCAGCAAGTGTTATCTCGCATGGTGCCTGACGGAGTTTATTTAGATGCTGACGGGCTAGCCGAGGTTGATTTAGGTAATGGAACTAATTATAACCCTCAGGAAGCATTAAATATGTATTTTCAAACTGGTTCTGTTATTGGTAGATCTATGACGCAAGACGGCGAATTCAATAACGGTAAGGTGCCTATACAAGAATTAAGGGCGGGTTCCGGTGGTTCTAAAATACAAAGCTTAATACAATCTTATAATTATTATTTGCAAATGATGCGAGATGTTACAGGATTAAATGAAGCAAGAGACGGAAGTACACCTGATAGAAATGCGCTAGTGGGTTTACAAAAATTGGCTGCTGCTAATAGCAATACAGCCACAAGGCATATATTACAGGCTGGTTTATATATTACTTTGAAAACCGCAGAAGCAATATCATTAAGAATATCTGATATATTAGAATTTTCTAATACTAAAAATTCATTTATTCAATCTTTAGGTAAAATTGACGTTGCTACTTTAACAGAAATAAAAGAGCTGCACATACATGATTTTGGTATATTTTTAGAATTATCTCCAGACGAAGAAGAAAAACAGTTGCTAGAAAATAATATACAAATGGCTATATCTCAAAAGCAAATAGAATTAGAAGACGCTATTGATGTAAGAGAAATTAGAAATTTAAAATTAGCTAATCAGTTATTAAAATTAAGAAGAAAGCAAAAGTTTGAAAGAGACAGGCAAATTCAAATGGAAAATATTCAAGCACAGTCTCAGGCTAATGCTCAGTCAGCTCAAGCAGGAGCCGCCGCGGAAATACAAAAACAGCAAGGAATTGCTGAAAGCAAAGTGCAAATTGCACAAGCACAATCGCAATTTGATATTGCAAAACTTGAAAGAGAAGCCCAAATTAAAAAAGAGTTAATGGAATATGAGTTTCAACTCAATATGAAGCTTAAAGAGCAGGACAATCAGGTGATTAACAATAAAGAGAAGTATAAAGAAGATCGTAAAGATAAAAGAACAAAAATACAAGCTTCACAACAAAGTGAACTTATAGACCAGAGAAAATCTGGAAAACCACCAAAAAACTTTGAATCTGCTGGATTTGATAACTTAGGTGGATTTGGTTTAGAGCAATTTGAACCAAGATAATATTTAAACAATTATATTTTATTATGTCAGAAAACATCAAAGCAGAAGCTTTAGACATTGAAGAAAAGTCTATTGCTGAAAAAGAAGCAGAAGTACAAAAAATACCGACCAATGAGGACGGTGATTACACTGTGGATTTAGGAAAAATTAACGAACCAAAAGAAGAAACAGATGCCGTTCAAGAACAAAAAACAGAAGATGGTGTGTTACGCGGAAGCAGCGAGAATGAAAAAGATGGGGAAGAAGCCAAAGTGGAATTGCAAGAAGTACAGCAAGAAAAAATAGAAGAGCCTGTACTTGAAGAGGTTATTGAAGAAGAAGTTTCAGAAGAGCCAGCCCTAGCGGCTGAAGAAGAACAACCAGAACAAAAAGTTGAACCGGTTGAAGAAACAAAAGAACCAGAAGTAAATCTACCAGAAAACATACAAGACCTGGTAAAATTTATGGAAGAAACTGGTGGAACTCTTGAAGATTATGTCAGATTAAATGCCGACTTTTCAAATGTAGATCAAACTACGTTATTAAGAGAATACTATAAACAAACTAAGCCTCATTTAAGTTATGATGAAGTATCGTTTTTATTAGACGATAAATTTTCATATGACGAAGAAATAGATGAGGAAAGAGATATTAAAAGAAAAAAACTTGCTCTTAAAGAGGAAGTCGCAAATGCCAATAAGTTTTTAAATGAAACTAAGGAGAAATATTACAAAGAGGTCAAGTTGGGCTCTAAGTTAGCTCCTGAACAGCAAAAAGCTATTGATTTTTTTGACAGATACAATAAAGAGCAACAATCGGCTGAAGAATTATTACAGCAGCAAACAAAACATTTTCAACAAGAAACTGGTAAAGTTTTTAACGAAGAATTTAAAGGTTTTAATTTCAACGTAGGAGACAAGAAATATCGTTTCAATGTAAAAGATGTTAATAAAGTAAAAGAAACTCAAAGTGATTTATTGAATGTTTTCAATAAATATGTTGGTGACAATAAAATGTTACAAGACGCCGGAGGTTATCATAAAGCTTTATTTGCCGCTTCTAATCCTGACAAAATAGCTAATCATTTTTACGAACAAGGCAAAGCTGACGCAATCAAACAGATGAGCGCTGAAGCTAAAAACATCAACATGGACCCTAGAAAAACTTCTAGCGGATATGTTGAGGCTGGTGGAATAAAAGTAAAAGCTATTTCGGGGGACGATAATTCTAAGCTAAAATTTAAACTTAAGAATTATTAACTAACAAAAAAAATTTAAAATGGCGAATAACAATTCATTTGCTGGCCCATTGGCTGGCAGCATTTTAACTCCTTCGGCTCAAAAAATGACAACCTTAGGAAGTTACTTAGACATCCAAAACGATGGATGGGCTAAGCAATATCTACCTGAGCTTTACGAAAGTGAAGTACAGAGATACGGGAACAGAACTATTTCTGGATTCCTTTCACAAATTAGTGCAGAAATGCCAATGTCTTCTGATCAAGTAATTTGGTCTGAGCAAGGTAGACTACACTTAGCTTACAACGGTACAGTAAACTGTACAGATGGTACTGTAACTGTAATAACTGGAATTGATAGTGGGGCTGCTGAAGCTCACGCTGTAAGAAAAGGAGCTACTGTAGTTGCTGAGATTGCTGGAGCTGCTGGTACAGTAGTTGTAAAAGCTTATTGTACAGAAGGTGTTGAAACTGCGACTGACACATTAAAATTAAAACCTTATGGAGGAGCTAATTTTGATGATTTAGCCACTTTAGCTGCTGGCGATACAGCTGTAGCTATTAAATTCTTTGTGTACGGTTCTGAATTTAAAAAAGGAACTGCTAGCATGACTGAAT